TAAACGCCATTGAGAAACTCCACTGTTTCTGATTCTAACCAAACATCTGCAAGCAGAACGAAGCAATTTAGCCAGTCTACTCGTATCCATTGGTCTGTGTTTTCAGGAAGAATTTCTGTAACAACAAATACCGCTGACCGATTATATTTGAAAAATAATAAAGGCTCCTGGTTTCCGCCTTCTGCTTGTTGTACTACTTTCTTCCACCATCGACTAAGGTTATTAGTCTTTTTAGCTGTAAATATCTTGTCATTTAAGGGAGATTCTGCATAATTCTTTACTTCGATACAGAACCTATTTGCTGCGTGTGGTACATATAGGTCGCCTTTCAAGTATTCGAGAGCGCCCGAAGCGGGCACTCTCTCAAACTGAAGACTAGTCGCAGCTCTTAGCATATCCCGTACTAGGTACTCGCCCCTCGCACCCTTCGCTCTCGAGTCTACCATTCGTTTCCTCTTCTTCTTTTTCTTGCTCTATTGTAGTAGCTGTTTCTTGTCGTTGCTCTTGTAGGTGTCTCCACCATATTCGCCTTCGGCCTGCGCTCATCTACTCTAACTCGCTAACGTTTCCGTTCTTGACCACCTCAATCTTCTCCAAGAGAGGGTGTGTCCAACCATGACTAACAACATAAGTGTTTAGATCCTCATTTAGTAATACTTCTACTAGCTTCTCCCTTCCGGCTTCGTCTAGTACGTTAATTACCTCATCTAAAAACAATATGTTCAGTTTAGATTTTGAAATACTGCTCATTAACTTACGGATTGCAATCAATGTAGCAGTATTTACTCTGGCTAGCTCACCTGATGATAGTGCTAGAATGTCAACTATATTTCCATTATCGGTAATTTGCACGTTGAGCTTATCATTTAACACAACAAACTCAAGAGTAAATCTACCATCAGATAACTCTGCTAGGTAAATATTTGTTAGTTCTTCTAACTCTTTTACTAGGTTTTCAATCTTATATGCAAGTAATCCGTTTGTACTAAACGCTTTCTTTAACACTTCAAGATTGGAGCTAATTGCAGATTCCTCTGCAAGGACGGCCGATGCCTCTTCAAGCTGAGACAGAAAACCGTCTGTTTGCTCTTGAATTACCTGTATTCTGGTGTTGCGCTTTGTTCGCTTTTCGTTTTCGGCTGTAACTTCTGCCAATCGTTCTTTAGCTCTTCGTAGCTCATCTTGAACTCTACTTGCGCGTTGCTCAAGCTCTCCCTTATCCAGAACGGTTCCGGGAAGGCTTTGGTCAATCCCTCTGTATAAGTCTTCCCAATCTCTTTGAAGTCTGGTTTTTCGCTCATACTGGCGATTGTGTTCCTTAATATTTTCAATCTCTTGTTGAATTGCAGCATTCCTTTCCTTTGCCTCTTCAATTTTGGATTTCTCCGCTTCGATCATTGAGTTTTTAAACTCGGAATCGACTGATTGTTCACAAGTAGGACAAGTATCTCCTAATTGCTCTAGCTTATCTAAAAGTTTTCTCGACCCCGCTACGGTTGTTTTGAGACCTCCTGTCTCGCTTTGTAGCTTATCGTAAGATAACTTTTCGTTTGCTTGGATACTGTTAATCTCTTCGAGATCTATCGCAGCCAGCATTTCTTTGAACTGATTATTCTTTGAGATTTTTTTATTTTTTTCGGAAATATTTGAAATTTCTAATTGTAAAGAACGTAAAGTCTTTTCGTCTTCACCCGTGTCGATTTCAATATTTTCGAGAGGCAGTATGTTACTATCACTCAATTTATTATCCTCTAACCATTTTTCAATGGTCGATATCTTGGAAGATACGGATGTTAAATTGATTGTACTCTTTCTAGCCTCTTCTTTAAATAACTCAAATAAATTAACGTAGTTCTCAAGGTGTAATAAATCGATCAAGAACTTCTTACGATTGGTATCTGTAGCAGTAAGAAACTGCAAACTAGTATTAGTATTTTGATACACTAACTGCGTAAAAGTCTTAAAATCAATACCAAGTATCTCTTGAAGAGTTTTATAGGTATTCGTAGCCGTATGACTACTAATATCCTCATCATTCTTTAAGAGCTGTAGCTTGATGCTGTTTTTTCTATCAATCTTTACATTGTAGGAATCATCATCTTTCTTAAACGTCAAGTCGATGTGATACCCGTTATTGACATATCTATTAGGTATGTCAGCTTTTTTTATTCCTTTGGAGTTCTTATTATACAAGGCTTCTTCAATAATTAACGGTATGGAGGATTTCCCCATACCGTTAGTACCAATTATTTGAGTTACTGTATTCTCAGAGAGATCTAACTCATTGTCTGCCCCGTAGCTAAAGCAATTACTCCATTTCAACTTTTGCAGCGTAATCATTATATGTTCCTAATATGTCTACTACTCTATCTTCGCTAATACCTAAGATATAGGTTAGATATTCTGAGAGCTCTTCTTCTACGGTTAAATCCTTGTCCATAACTAAGGTTGCTTCTGTACTGCGTTTTACTACTTTCTTATCTAGTAGTTCGCTGTTTTTTACAGCAGCCAGCTCTTGAATATCACCTTCTACTTCATAGATCGTATGATGAAAGTCTGTAGCAATCATCTCATTAGGGTCTTTAACAGTCTTACGAATTAGTTGTGGTAGATAGAACCTATCCCACATCCAAGTCCAGTCTTTTTCATTTATAAGAATATACCCTGTTTCTACTTCGTTTCTATGAAAGGATGTAGTCATAGGGCTTCCTGGATATACAATATTACGTTGACAATTACTATGAGCGTGTAGGTCGCCTGCAAATACTACAGGGAAGTCCTCAAACCAGTCTAAGTCCACCTCTGGCTTAACATGGGGAGGTATTTCTCCACGAACATGAGTAAACAACGGTTTACTGCTATCAAAATGATCAATACTACCTTTTTTATGTAAGTCTGCATAAGGTAAAATTCCAAAACCTAAATCTTTATCTATGTATGAAATATCTACTATATGAACTAAAGGGTTTATATCTTTTGATACTTGCTTTAATTGAGTAAAGAAAGTCTTATGCTTCTTAGTCGCCTCGTGGTTTCCATCATAGATGATAGTTGGGATTGTTACTTTACGAATAAACTTAAAATACAATTCCAGTTCTTCCATATTCGGAAGACGATCAAATAGATCGCCTCCGATTATGTGCAAATTACAGTCGGCTTCTAGTGCATGAATCTGAGAGAAGAATAGGTCGTACCTATTCAAAGCCCATTTAACTGGGACGTTTTTCTGTCCCAGTTTGATATGCCAGTCGGCTGTAAATAGAATCATGATACATTGAACTCGTCTTCTAGAGACTCATCAATTTCCTCTGCACCAGCTTCACGAATCTCATCCAGCAAGGCTTTCTGAGCATCGGGAGTAGGACGAGCCATAACATCATCCATAGATTTAAGACTAGCAACAGCAGCTAACTCGTCTTCGTCTAGTGGGCGATGCTTACACTTCAGTACCTGTAGTTGATATTCAACATTGTAAGGAAGTGGGCCGGTCTTAACACGCTTGAACTTAACATCCCAGCCGCTTTGTGCATCAGTGGGATCACCCAGATCTTCAGCAGCAGTAAGAATTTGTTCAAACAGCTTCTTCTTGAGGTTAATGACCTTAACTTCGCCATTGTCAATGCACTGCATTGCATAGCTCCATCCGCATTTTAGATCGGGGTAGTATTCACGAACCCAATCTTTTTCTTTGTTGTTGAAACGCTCTTCGTTTCGGTCAAAAGACAAACATTCAAAAGGAATGTTCTTACCGTTTTTGCCTTCAATCCAGTAGACATAACGAGCCAATACATCTCCGACTAAACGTACAGAGTTGTCACCGTCACGGTATTGAAAACTAGAGATTGAGGATTTCTGGGCGCCGCCCTTTGATTTGTTAAATGATAAAGCCATTAGTGTTTCTCCTGTGGGACTTCTTCGTATACAAAATGTAAAAATCCATCTTGCACATAAAGTAGTCTATTGTCATAGTAAAGTTCTGAACTTACCGGTATTTCTAGTAAGTTTACGGTTGTTGTGCCAAAGGCAAGGTAGTCAGCAAGACTTCTTAACGAAGCGAGAGCAAGGTACTGACAAATCTCTCTGCTATCATACTGATAGGCGTGGAATAACAAGACATCGGGGTGGACTAGAAACGACTCACCACTGAAGTCTTTGTTAGCATACTTATAAATTTTATCGTAACGATTGTTCGGTATCTGCTGCTGAACAAGCATTTTAAAGATTCGGTTGATCTCGGTAACAGAGCCGTTCGCCTCGTTAAAGATTTTATTCCAATTAAATAAGAACATATATTATACCAGAGTAGTGAGCAAATGTCAAGAACTATTTTTTCCGAAGTCATAGTACATTCTGTCTATAGGAATTTCCTTGTTAGACTGAGCTAATGGTACTGAGATGGAAACTCTAGCACTGGCAGGAGAGGCTTTATGGAACATTCCTGCAGGAATATACAGTAAGTCCCCTACAGTAAGCACAGTATCAATAATACAGTCATACTTAGCTTCTTGCTCGGGAGGCATTGTCATTCTACTAACAAATCTCTTTCTACCGTTTTCATCTATCTCACTTCGCGCAAATACGTTATATACCTTCCAGTGTACATCGCCTATTGCATGAATTAAGTAATTATCATCTGCGTCTGCATGGCATTCAAAGGATACTGCATTCTCGCTCGGAGAACAATAGAAATGTGCATCAGCCGCAGTGTTCGGGTAGCGATCCTCAAGAGCCTTGCCAATTGTCGATATATTATCGCTAAACATCGAGGCTTTTGTAAGAATCATGCTTCCTCCCTTCTTCCATATATCGTATACGTACTCTTTCTCGTAGTAGTCTTTACCTGTCCAAGCACGTTTCGGGCCTCGAAAAAGGTTTCCCTTCTCCATACACAATTTACTGCCGTCTGGCTGAATCATCTGTAACCCCGCTACAGCCCTATCATTACTTACATAAGTAGAGATATCGCCCCAAGTACATATGTTGCCAAAGAACATCTTTTTATAGGCGTCTCCTCGAATAACTATAGGTTTCTTACCTACTATAGTCTCTTGGAATACGTGATCTGTTAAAGGATTTATTAAGTCGTCAAAATTCATATTTGTTTTATTTTATACCCCTGCTTCATATAGTGCCCCATACGATTAGAGGCTTGCTTAGTTGCTGTCTTACCCTTTAGGTGAATATCAATAATTACAGGTTGTCTCTTACCCTCTTGTTCCCTAACTACTCGACCTATCAACTGAGTTAATAACGGTTCATTGTTTATAGGTGTTCCTAGAATAAGGCAACTTAAAGAGTTTACAGAGATACCTTCTGAGAAGATAGCCTGGGTTCCGTAGAGCACATTCTTATCCCCGTAGAGGATTTCATTTAAGAGCCCTTCTCTTTGCTCATGGGGTACCTCACCTGTAACACAAATTGCTTTTTCACCAGTCAGTACGGCGCAGCTCTTTAAGAAATGAACTCGATCGGACACTACGAGGACTTTATGACCTTTTGCGGCATATGCTGCTGCCAGCATAGCAACTGTGTGTCGATACTCGTCATTGTTTGCTAAAGCATTTACACGTTTTGCCCAGGGAACACTTGCACCGTCCATAAAGCGTACTTCTGATCGAAATATCTCTACAACTGGAGTCATTGAGTTTTCTTTTGGCGGTTTGAATATCTTGCTACCAAAATAATCCCTGAAAACTACGTGCTTTCCGTCTTTTCTTTCTATCGTACCCGACAACCCAATCTTATATCTACAATAGTTTGTATCTAAAATCTTAGAGAATGTCGGGCTTGATACGTGGTGCATCTCATCAAGAATAATCGTGCCAAACTCACGTTTTATCTTATCAATGTTCCTAGAGAGGGTCTGAGTATTGCCTATAACAATTGGAGCGTCTAAGTCGAATTGTCCACTTCCTATGATACCTGGCTTAAATCCAAACACCTTCTCTACTTCTTTTGCCCACTGGTTTCGCAGAGGAACAGTGTGGGTAACAACAAGTGTTTTCTGTCCTAGTTTGCCTGCGATTGCCAACCCCGTGAAGGTTTTACCCCAGCTTACCCATGCGTTAATAATACAGTTATCGTCTAACTCATCATATACTGCTTGCTGACTATCACGAAGGTTGAATTTAAACTCAGGAAAGTCAACAGGTACAGTAATTCTCTTGTCTACTATCTCGTAGTGACTAGGAATTAGGTCTGTTCGCCCGACAGGAATGGTTACGAGATTCTCCCGAACCCGTGCCATGTTTTTAATAACCTGAGGGGGATCATTTGGGTTGTAAGACGGAATAGTATACGTTAGCTCTTTACTAAGAACCTCTTTATACTCTGGAGTTACTTCCAAATAAATCCTGTTGCTAATAACTGCTTTCATTAGAATCCTAAGTTGGTTTTTGCGATAATATAGTCTTTAACGAACTTACTTCTTACAATATCTTCAATCTGGAAATCAACTACGTCAAAACAATCCATTGCTTCCAGAACACGAATAAAGTCCCGTAGCCCATTCTGTTTTAGATCTGCTTGACGGAAGTCTCCGCAGAAAATAACTCTACAGTTCTCTCCTACACGAGTAATAATCGAATCTAACTCGTGAAAAGTCATATTTTGACATTCATCTATTATAATAGTAGCGTTCCTTAAAGTCACGCCTCGAATGAAGGAAGTGGTCATGAAATCTACTAAATGTTTTTGCTTTAGTATCTCATAAGCATCTCCTCTCTGGAACAGATCAATACAAATGTCTTTGTATGGCTCTTCATAAACCGAGCCCTTTTCCTTCTCTGTCCCAGGCAAAAAGCCGATGTCCCTAGTAGAGACTGCACTACGAATAATAACTAATTTATCGTAGAGGCCTTTTGTCATATCATCAAAAGCTAGGTAACAAGATATATAAGTTTTGCCGGTTCCTGCCAGACCGTGTAAAAGCAGGTGTTTTTCACTCTCGAAAGCGTGCACCTGGTTAGTGGTTAATGGTTCGATCGGTTGAAGGTCTAAGTTAACCCCTGATAGGGTTTTACTTCGTTTTGCCATATTATACTTTTCTTCTTGTATCTGCGAGCTTCTCTTCAGAATACTCGTAGAGCATCCACGGTAGCCCGTGGTAGTGGAGTACGCCTGCCCATAGTCTTCCTTCTAAGGGAGGCCTCGGTACGATAAAAGGTTTCTTAACTCCTTTTAATCGCAATAAACAAGCAGATTCTTTTAACTCTACTTGTAAAATTCTATAATACTTTAGTTTACACGACAGAGTTTTTTCGTAAATAAAAGGTTTGCCGTTACTATCAATAAAAGTTTTTCTTTTTTGTTTTAAAATACCATTTACGTCTACTATAGCCTTTCTAATGTCTAAAAGATTAGCATGGGGAGTTTGCATTCGTCTTATCCCTAAAGACTCCCCAGGCATATTCCTGTCATCTACTAATTGTCCATCTACAAAGAGCAAGCCATCCGCTAACTCCCAGTTAGAGGAGGGTATTATAAATACAGGAAATTTAATCTTCTTGATAGACTGGAATGAAATTACCACCTAACAGTTCCTTAGCGTATTTACTACCTTCTTGTGATGCTATTTTAGCTACATGACCCCTATAAATAGGAGTTTCTTTAAACTTTCTAATAGCTTCTTTTGTAGTTTTTGATGAACCTTGACCATCATCACAACGAGCACAAGGTAAGATATCTTTTCTTCGATTATTGATTAAAGACCATCGAATCCTGTTTAACTTAGGGTCGTTTCTATACATATCCATAAGACTACGCTCATGTACGTTTCCTATTTTAATTTGATATTTCCAATCATTACAACACATTTGATAGTTGCCGTGATAATCAATAAATATCTGTCTCATAGGATGCCAACACGGAGAGTCTGCTACTTTATCAGAGAACCACCCCGCTCTATTGTTAAATGCGTATCTAAACTGCTTCCCTTCATTCTTAACATCGTTTTGGTTAGGGAGATTATTTATCTCCTCAACCGAAAGGCCGTCTGGCTTAAAGTATTGGTCTACAATAGAGCCATTAGGTAGGCTTCTATACTGTACCAGCCTACTATTAAACTCGTCTTCCGTAGTATAAGTATTCAGGATCAACTCATCTATTTTAGTATATGAAGTTGTCCAATGTCTTTTAATACGGTACCCGTTAGTCGTTACTCGTACTTTCCAGGTTCTAGGCTCTGCTGTAACTAAGTCAATAACTTCTGCAAATCTAGGGTGTGTAGTAGGCTCACCCCTTCCAGCCAACTCAATAAAGCCACGAAAGTTTATACTTCGTAGCTCCTGCAATACTATCTCTATTGTTTCTAGAGACATTATCTCTTTTACATTTGGGTAGCTCTTGTTAGACCTAGGACAGAAGCTACACGTTTTATTGCATAGCCCTGTCAAATCTAAGTCTATTCGATAAATATATCTAGTAATCTGTTCCATATAGTTTTTCAAACTTACCCATTGAGTAATCTGTGTCTATTTCAAAGTCACAACCTACAGGGGCTCCTGGGATATTGATACCCCTATCTAGTTGTACAAAGTGAAGCAGCATTTCTGAATAATGATCTACTTCATCGTCTGGTACTTCTGCTAAGATGGAGTCATGTACTAGTGCGAAGATACGAGACTTCATACCTTTTGCTTTAATATACGCCCCCATGTCAATTGCGCCTAATAAGTTAATATCAGAAGCAGCAGACTGCACCAGAAAGTTAAGACCAGACCTAATGCTATGAGACTTGATAGCTGCATCTTCGGAACTGACATTTGGTAATCTCCTTTTTCTTCCGAAGAAGCTGTAAATAAATCCATTCTGCTGGATAAACTTTTTATTGTCCTCAATCCACTCTTTTAACTTGTGAAACTCTCTAAAATAATCATCAATAACTTCTTGAGCTTCTTGCTTTGTAAACACCTTACCGCTATCTTTGGTAACTTGTTCACTAATCTTAGCTGCACCTGCACCATACATAATACCGAAGGTAACAGCTTTAGCAGCCTGTCGTTGCATACCATACTTTTCCGCTACTTCTTCTACTTCACAAGGCAACTTAAACACTTTGTGAGCAATTGTAGAGTGAAAGTTACCACCCATACGGAATACGTCTATAAGAGCTTTATCTTTCGCTAGAATAGCCGCAACATATACCTCTGCGGTTGTTAAATCCATTGCAACAATCTTGTGTCCTGGGGCAGCTTTAATACAACCCTTTACAGTAGGATTATCTCGGGGAAGCTGCTGCATATTCAGCTTACCAGAACTAGACAAGCGACCTGAGGTAGTACTATGCAAGTTAAAGCCAGTGCGTAGTCGGTTATCTCGGTCTAGCTGAGGTATAATCTTGTCGAGATAGGTATTCTTAATCTTTGACTTCTGGCGTATGTCTACAATAAGCGCAGGTACTTCTGACTGCTCAGACAATATGCCTAACACTTCTGCATCTGTAGAGTCTGCGCCAGTACCTGTTTTCTTGCCAGTTGGGTTAAGCCCAAGAAAGTCAAACAACAACTTACGAAGTTGTACTGTAGAGTTTGGGTTAAAGCTCTTGCCCTGAATCTCCTCAAACTTACTAATCGCTGGGTTCTGGTACAGTTTCTCAATAGCTGCATCAATATCTTTCTGCATCTCATTCTGAGAGAACTCAAGTCTACGGCGATCAAAAGGTACGCCATTGTCTTGAATGTCTGTAAGGAATCGACAGCCAGGAATAAGAATATTCTCGTATACCCACTTCAATTTAGGATTCTGCTTGATCTTTACGAATTTTTCGTAGAGTAAAAACGTACACAGTGCGTCCATCCCCGCGTAGGTTTTCATAATATCAAATGGAATCATACCCCACTGGAAATCATCTTTAAGAATACGATGCTCTTTCTTGTATGCTGCAATCCAGTCATACATAGGCTTCTCGTAGTCCCCGTAAGGTGTATACTTCATTGTAAGGCTCTTCAAGCCATGAGTACCTGGGTTCTCATCAATGAGGTAGTGAAGTAGCATAGTATCTTCGAAGTTTGGAAACTTAAAGTTAAAGTGGTACTCGAAGAACGCCATATCGAACTTAGCGTTGTGGAATACTACAGTCTTTTTGTCGAATAACTTTTGAAGAAGTATCTCAGTGTCACAATCAAAGCACTCTGTATCAATATATGCACCTTTCTTATCGTCATAGGCTAAGGAAATACCTAACATATAGCCATCTCGAGGGTATAGTCCTGTAGTCTCAGAGTCGAGAGCAATATATGGCAGAGGTGCGTCAATAGCCGCTTGAATAAAAGCATTTGCTTCCGCAGTATCTTGAATACCAAAAGCAATAGAGGAATCAATTACTACATCTTCGACTTCGCCACGAATATACTTAATAACGCTTTCCTTGCTAGAGTCCCATACTTTTTTGATCTCCGGCTTGAACCGAAGCATAGCAGGGTTAATAATAGGAAGGAATTTACCTTCTACTTTCTTACCTGAATACTCTGTAATAGAGTTGATGGGGGTGAAGTATTTTAGTGCGTCAGAGCCTACTAGAATAATCCAGTCATACTGATCTGTATCAATTTGAATATCACAATCTCGTTTTAATACTTTTTTAAGATTAGGGTCAGAGCATAGCTGATATTGGTCAAACTCGAAGGCATCATCGAATTCATAATTAAAGTTGGTTCTACTTGGTTTAGTCTCTACTAATGCGACTTTAGGCATTCTGTTAATTCCTCATAACTTAGAATATTATATAAATATTTATCGTGTAACCCAATGTTACGCTGATGTATATGGAACTGTCCTTCTCCTACATTTCCTCGATGTTGCTTATTGCTATAGTTTATATTCTCGTTGATGTCTACGGAATCTATGCAGTATACGACTACACAGTCTGAGAAGAAGATTCCGTAGTACAAAACATCGAACAAGTCTTTTTTAATCTGTTGAAAGTTACAGTCCCATTTGTAATCCTCACAAGTATCGTAAGGCACTTCACGGTTTACATCAGAGAATATAGCTTCCATAATGTTTTCTTCTGTTACTTTAATCTTTGCTTCTTTCTGCGCTCTTGCGAACTTACACTCTACTCTAGCCCCATTTAGTACAAGGTCATATGTGTTGTCAGTGCTTAACTCTGCTCCAAGGAGCTTTTTAGTAATTATCTCTGCAACACTTCCGAATCTTTTGTAGCTAAGGTTGAATATAGCGTCTTTAATATCAGGCATATAGTTTAGCCTTTAGTTTTGTTACTTGAGGCAGAGACAGTGCACCTGCATCAAGCTGTTTGTTTCCAAACTTAATAACTCTACTAGTAATATTCATGCTGTCGCACATTGCCTGTATCTTCTCTGCACCTTTCTGTCCTGCTTCATCATTATCAAAGAATATATCAATTCTATCAGCGCCTTGCATTGAAAGAATACTGAGTTTATCCTCATTTACATTCTTTACTCCGAAACAGCAAACTGCATTTGTTAGCCCCTTATCGTGCAGGTTTAGGGCATCAAATATACCTTCTACTAAGATTATCGAACCCCGTAGCGGCTTTACTTTTGGATAAAGAGGCATCTTCGCGCCTCTCGGGCTGTTAAGGTACTTTGGTGTACCCATTGCAGTATGCCTACCAATAAAAGCATTGATACGGCCAGTAGTATCCCGAACAGGAAAAACAATACGGTTAATATAATCTTTATTGGAAGACTCAAAAGCCTCAAAAGCTGCATAAGTTTCTCTACTAATACCACGCCAGTCTCCTGTATAGGGGGTGGCATTCTCGGGAAAAGACAAACCAACACTTTCCGCACGCTTCTCTTCAATTTTCTTTTTTAATAGTTCTCTGCGTAATTGTAGTTGGTTTGCCTTTTCCCCAAAATGCGTAAAAAGATTACCCTTGTACTCACAAGAAAAACAATTAAAGATACCTGTAACCTGGTCTACTCGCATACTAGGGTTGCGGTCAGGGTGTTCAGGATTTAGGCAGCTAATAACAAAATCAGCACCTTTGGGTATATAGGCAATACCTTTACTTTGCAATAGTTCTTCTGTATTCATTTAGCAGTCCGGGTCAAAATCCATCCATTCATCTGTCTCACTAGGCTCGTAGAAGTGTTCTTCCTCTCGTCCTAGCATTATATCTGTAACACTTTGTGCATATTGGTAGTAGTCTGTCAACTCATCATCAAACAAGTGAAAGTACTTTGATAGTTGTGCAAGAACAATGTCTGCTCTATCATACTTTTCATGCTGCATAGCTGCCTCTAGCTGGTCAAAGAACTCATTGATCTTAGGCTCTAGGTACTTGTTCATCTTCCAATATCCTTTACATTTTCAATACTAATGACTTGGTAAGCACCTTTGTTATACGCGGGTGCAATAGTGTATTTACTAGAAATCTCTTGCTTCACGGCACTTTTTGTAGTACCACATACACCGCTACCCATATCGAGAGAAGGGTAGTGAGGTGTCTCTCTACGATACACGGTACTTGCCTTAGGCTGTAACTCTTGGAATACTGCCTTGGTTTTGCGACCCCGTGTTAGCTTTTTCTTCTTACGCCCTGAATAGGTGTGGTTCATACTTCCAAAAACAATCGCCATAAAAAAAAACCCCTGTCATCAATCTAAGTATATATTATACAGAAAAATGACAGGGGTGTCAAGAACTATTTTTGTCAAAGGTCATCAATAGTTTCGTTCGTTTTATGCGAGCTTTCCTCTTTCTCTTTGGGAGTGAGTGCAGTATCCGGCCCAATTTTTAAAGTTTCCCAGTCTACAACAGAGCTAAAGGAACGCATACTGGCGGCACGCATTTTAACACAGTTAAAAGTCATGCAGTTGTCCTCGTGATCCCAGGTCTCTAGGGCATAAGCTGCATCAGCAGCATCGAGAATACCCTTAGCAAAACGAGCCTCACCAGTAGCGTCTGTCTGGTACGGAGTGAATACAGTGCATTCGTACTCCTGTGCCATACTCTTTAGTGCCTTACTTACTTCAATCTGCTCAGTCCAATCGTACTGCCCTCCTCGTGAGGGTGCGGCGGAACGTTTGACCTGGTTAATATAGTCTACAATAATAACACCGACATTATGAGCTTTAACTTTCTTATCAAGCACTGCTCGAATCTTAGAAAGCGTAAGTGACGCATCATATTCTACGATTAACTGCTGAGTCGGGAGAAGCTCGCATTTAGTCGTTAGATTATCATGGAACTTGTCAAAATCTCTGTGTTCTTTGTATTCTTTTAACCGTTCCTGCCCTTGCTGGAAGCGATTTGCCCACCAGCCAGCCACTCTCTCCCATTCAGTAACACTAAGATTCTTAGTGCGTAAACGGGAGAATGGCACTCCAGTCGCTATTGAACAGCAACGCTGTAAAACAGAGCGGCTATCCATCTCAATAGTGAAATAAATAGCGGATCGACCAGACTCGACCACATTGTTAGCAATATTAGCACAAGTTAGGGATTTACCCGCACCTCGGCGTCCGCCCACAAGTACCAAGTCTCGGGGGGAGAACTTAATATCGTGATCGTACTCTTCGTTAAGGCCAAGACCAATGTATTTCCCTATCTCTTCCTCTGGTTCAAACAGCTTAATACGTTGCATACTTTCTGCAGGAACCTCCAGATCAACTTTGTCCTCGATGTCAAGGACGATCTGGTGTAGCTGGCCTACTGATTCTTCCGCATCTGCGAACAGAACGGTGTCATCAATGTAGGTCTCTAAGCTATTCAGAATTTCTTTCTGGGTGTACTCATTCTTTAGATACTGCAATAAAGTATATGCGTCTACATCAACATCAACTGCTTCAATAGCGTGTATCTTTTCTTGAGTAGCCGAATGGCGAATACTTAGCTTGAGATCATCGAACGAGGGGAGCTCGTGAAAAGTCTCACAGTGCTTATCAATAAGCTGATGTAGCTTATGATACTCACTAGGCAAGTATTCTTTACGCAAATAAGACCACGTCTCAAAATCGCGTAAAGCTATAACTTGCTTAATTAAAGCACTAGATAGATTCAAAAGTTCCCCCGAACAAGAAAGAGCCTACACGTACCGAAGCAGCGGTGCAGGCCGTATTTACTTAAAAAGTAAAATTATTGAGCAGCTTTTTGTTGACGAGCAGCGCCGTCATAATCAGCGGCAGAGATACCACGGCGAGTCAGCATGGTTTTAACACCACGAGCAGTCTTGCCAATGGCTTCAGCGATAGCTTCGACAGTCATGCCAGCGATATCACCTAGGTCAGCCAATGGATCTTCTTTAGCAGAACCCTTAGTGTGTTCTTGCTTAGGAATACCAGCGATGTCACCTGAGCGAAGCAAGCTAAGAGCTTTACCACGAACAGAGTTTACGCTACGATCCATAGCTTCTGCGATTTGCTCAACGAAAGCACCATCGTTCACCATCTGGATGAAAGTGGCTTCTTCAGCTTCGCTGTACGTGCGTACAGTTTCAACTTTAGGGGCTGGCTTAACGTGGCCAGTCAGTTCCATAGACAAGATTTTGCCTTGGATTGACTTAGCTGAATATGCGCCATCTTCAAAATGAGATGCGATTTCAGCATAAGTGTACTCGCCGCTATTGCTTTCAACGAAAGCGGCAAGGGTAGCTTCTTGAGCTTCAGTGAAAGACTTTCCACCGGCCGCAGAAGCAAGCTCTACATCGAAGCCCATCTTGCGCAATTTGCTAGAGATAGAACGAGTAGAGGTTTCAAGCTGGTCTGCTGCTTCTGCAACAGTAGCTTGTGATACAGGTGATTCATCACCCACGAAATTGGTAAGTGCGTCAGTGCGCTCTTCAGTCCACTTAGGAAGTGCCATTTTAGATTTCTCCGTTATTTATAAGTTGGCCAATATTATCAATTACTATGATACCTTTTGACCTTGCAGTTTTAGTTTTTGCCGATTCGACTCCCGACTCATTGATTAAATGAGTGCAGTCTTTAGTAAGAGTAGACTTTACAATATAGCCGTAGTTTTTGAGATAACTCTCCGCCTCGGCCTTAGTCTTGAAACTCTTTAGTTTACCGCTAATACAGACGACTCCTCTGGTTTCTACTGTAACAGTATTTGTCTTACTAAATTTAAAATCGAAAGGTAAAGACCCATCGTAAAAACAATAAAATTCTCTTTCTAGCCAAGAGATCAGGCTTTCTGTTGCCTTCGGGCCAAGCCCTGCCAACTCACAAGTTTCTGTACTTATATCCGTAATACTATTACAAACTTTTGATAGTTTCGCAGTAGCCGTAGTACCGATCAACGGTATCGAAAATGCAGGGAGAAGTAAGTCTAGTGGAGCACTACGAGAGTTCTCTATCTCGACATACAACTTCTCTGCAAGTTTTTCAGAAGAGAGACACTCTGCAATCTGTTCTTGAGTAAGGTCATAAACCATATCAATATCAGATAAGCCTAGCTTAGCAATAGCTGCTGGCCCAAGACCTTTAATTTTAAGGGTCTTTGCAAAGTGTTCTACTTTTTTCTGAGACTGCGCTCCGCAGGAAGTGGAACGGCAGTACAGAAGATGGTTGACCCAAACAAGATCCGAATTGCAGCTAGGGCAATTTGTTGGAGCTTGAATTGATGTCATAAGATGTTCCTCTGAATTTGAAAGTATATTATATAAAATATTAAGGTAAAAGTCAAGAACTATTTTTCTGAAGGTAGACCTATTCGGTCACACGTTTCAAAATTCGAGGTATAATTTCCCCAGATCTAATAACTTCCACCATACACCCAATCTCCAGATTTAGATCTTGGATATACTCAATGTTGTGCAGGGTTGCTCTTGCTACTGTAGCATCTCCAATCATTACTGGTTCGAGAATAGCTACAGGGCTTACAACCCCCGACTTTCCAGTCTGCCACACAACATCAAGCAGTTTTGTTACTACTCCTTCCTTCTGCTCTTTTAGAGCAAAAGCACCACGGGGGTGATGAGCAGTAAACCCCATCTTCTCGAAAGTATGGTAAGAATCTACACGATAGACAAGTCCATCAGTAGGATACTCACTAGCATCAAACTTATTGACAACGTAAAAGCCTTGAACGCTAAGAGCGGACATTGCTTCCCTCCATGTGCCATAGTCTGCGCCTTGGATATCATAAGCTACAAAGGTTAGTGGACGAGTATGAAACTCATTCACATCTTTTAAGTTTAGTGACCCCGCTGCGACATTTCGAGCATTAGGTACTCGTGATGGGCATACTACTTCTCCAGTAATCTGAACAGTCCCTCGTTGCAGAATTTCTGTAGGTACTAAGAGTCGTAGCTTGTTGGTAATATCACGCCCAAGATTACCATCCCCTCGAGTAAGTGCTAGTGCCAGTACTCCATTTACATAGAGCAGGGACACCGCAGCTCCATCGAGCTTGGGAGTTTTACAATAACCCTCTAGTGCTGGAGCATCAGCCAGGTCAAAGTATTTTTGTAATGAATACATTTTATAGTGATGAGGAATGCCGTCAGTAACCTGATGACCTACTCCATCATAAGAATATCTTGCAACTAAAGCATCAAACTCAGCGTCCGAAATGATCGGGTCACCTTCGTAGTAACGCTTTGCTGCTTCTTCTATAAAATCTATCATGTAAACTCCCACTCAATGAAGATATATTATACAGACAAAAGAAAAGAAAGTCAAGAATTATTTTTCGTAAAGACCAGTTAAAAGCTCAGAAAAATGTTCTTGTATAACGTCCTTAGATTCCGCTAGTGATAATATTTCAGTCAAGCCTATAAATAGCTCTCGTGAATTATTAAAGTCCAAAGGCATACTGATACCTTCGTTACTAGGTTTCCACTCCTCTGTAAAGTCTAAATAATACTTTCTCAGACTAAGATATTCAACACCTCGAAAGGTGCTAACAGTTAGCCTTACTTGTATTTCTTTTACTTCATCATAGTGAATTATTCTTTCAAACAATTCTGGGGCTTCGTATAGTTCCATAGTCTTAGTTCCGTAGAACAGAGGCTAGAGGCACTACACTAGTAACATTCTTAGGTTTTATCAAGCGATACGAATCCGTATCCCAACAAAACATAAGAAGGGTTTCAGTAGTTTCTTTTGCACGGTTTTTCTTTTGTTGAATATATGGTGTGCTGAAATCTAATGTACAAACATTGTATTTCAACTTATTACTGTTTTCACTACGATAAGTAATTACAGCGTCTCCATATTCCTCAACAACCTGTGCTAGTTCTTCTTTTTTCACAGTTGCTCCTTTTAAAGCAGGTTAGCAGAATCTTCTACTGTGCTGACTTGTAAAGGAGAAAGTAACCCTCCGGGTTGCGCATACTTTGTAAGTAGAGGCGTGGAGGGTGTTGTTAATTAGTTATTGAGTGCTGTAATTACTGTAGTAAAATACTGAGATGCTTTACCAGTCAGCTTGCTGATGATTTCTTCATCGACTTCTTGACCTGCATCGGAGATTGCGGCTGTAAGAGCTGCGGCAGCATCTGCTTTAGAGACACGACCACCGCCAGTACTACCAGCTTTAGCAGCGGAGCCGCCTGCTGCTGGAGTTTTCTTAACATACACACCGGCTTTGGTAAGAATCATACGGACGCCGTTTGGAGATTCGTCTAGTTCTTCAGCGATCTCTTTAACGATTTCCATAGAGTTTTCAGGGGTTGGTTCTGCTTCTTCATACATTGAAACAGCTTGTGCTTTTTTATCGTCATCCCACGCCATTTTGCGCTTCCTTCTTTGTTGTGATTGTGTTGCTCCTGGACAGTTTCCAGTAGCGGCTAATTGTTGCATATAAAATCGGTCGCCCACTTGGTTTCCTCATCTTGTAAGAGTATATTATACCGAAATGAGCATAAGTTGTCAAGAACTATTTTTGTTTAGGAGTAACAAAAACTGCAATAGAACTGGTGTTAAACTCCATAGACTGTAATGTTACATACGCTTCTAGCGTGTCTACCCACCAAGATTTAGGCCTTAACAAGATGTGTGCATTCCTACCATCAGGCAATATATCTTTTGAGGGTGTTAATGCGATTGTCAGCATAGCACTCTTTGTAAACTTTGAACTAATATGCTCTAGTACATCACCAATGTACATAGGCTCAATATGTTCTAGTACATCTAAGCACATAAGATGCTCACAAACTTTGGGGTCGTTCTCCCACTCTGCTACACCTGGGTCATAGTTCGTTATCTTTACTGGCAGTATGAAGGGCATATTCTTTCCCTTACCACAGCCGTAGTCAAGTAAGTCTCGAACTTTGTTTTCATAAACCCACTTACAAATACGAAGAATATGACCTCTAGGGCCATTACCCCAAGTACTCTTTGACTCGTGGAGACCCCGTATCTGGTTTTTATATTCGTCACTAATCATATTTTTGTTAGATCTACCCCGTACTTTTCTAGGTGTCTAAGACTTCCTAGATCATATGCAAGAGAGTACGCAGAAAATCCGCCTACATTTGGTACTTGCATCCACATATCTTCAGACTGTTGAACAGGCTGAAGGACATATATAGCGTAACATTTGCTGCCATATTTTTTCTCATAGTTTACATCGAAAAAACCGGCTCGCTCTGCTTGGTAGTCTACTGATAGCTCGTAGTCTATAATTGCTGGTGAATGATGTCTAGCAGACCAGACAATTTCCCCATTACTAAACTCTTCTGAGTAGCACTCATCAGGCAGATAGGCAATACCCGTTCTTTCTTCCGCAGAAGCAGGTTTGCTAGGGACACCTACTCTCTCAATAAGATTTTTAACGAAGGAGGCTGATCTGTAGAGTCCTTTTGCAATAGAGGACACTGGATCTCCTGAGAGGTACTCTGTAACTGCTGACTTAATCTCATCGTCAGTCGCCGCCTTGCCGCGTAGTTTAGCCTTGCGCGTTGCTGTATACGCCTTACGTTCCTCATATTCTGTTACTATCTTTTGGAGTCTGGCCGTGTTGTAAGCGATATTCAGTATTTCGCACGCTTCCTTTTTCGTAATCGGAGAGTCCCCATTCAAGAGGGTTATCACTTTCTCGATATTTGATGCTGACAGGTTCTCCCAGTCCTTCTTCTTTACTCTTGCCATTTTCTAGTTTCGCCTCTAATTTGAACATTAGACAACATATAGCATGAGCAATATGGTCTAATCCTGTTTCTTCGTCTAATTCCTCGCCATCTAAGTGGGCGAAGATGTGACGCAAAGCCGCGCCACTATATCTGTTCTGAAGATTGTCAAGTTTTTTCCAGTTATGTTCATCATACTTGGCTGCACCAAATGTCAGCACCTTGGCTACTTCTAATAATGTTTTAGGAGGAAGCAGATACATCTTAGGCTTCTCTCCGTCATATTTTTTACCTTCACTCATACAGTTCGCCTAAATCTTCGAGACCTGTTAAAAGACCATCATAGTCCTCGTCTTCGCCTAAAAGCTCTGCGAGAGCTACTACTTGTTCGTAAGGAACTCCGAAGTCTTCTGATAACACTCGTAGATATTCTTCTCGTTCATTAGTCATGGTATTCTCCTTATTTAAGTATATATTATACTAGCATATAGAACTCAAGTCAAGAGTTAATTTACTTGAAGCACCTCTTCAAGCGAAGGAAAATGCTGTTGGATTATATTCCAGCATTGTTCTGCAACTACTCTATGCTCAAGCTGAGTTTCAATGCCACAGCGAAGATCGCAGTAATGTATCCAACTACGAAGAGTCCCGGCCATATATAATGTAGTTTCTGTATTGCCCTCAGGTAGAATAGCTCTAGCCTGCTCTTTTGCGATTCCATTTCTTAAAGCCCACTCATAAGTACTGCTTACTAGTTTATTTATCTCTATCTGTTTCATACGCCACATTTCTGCAAGCTCTCGCTGAGCTGGATCAGTCTTGTCTATAGCGTCAGATGCTTGTCTATTCTGAGGGTCTTGTAGCCTACAGTCTCGTACACAGAAGTCAGAGCTTATCGCATACCGCTGACTAAACTCCTGAAAGGAGAAGGAGCGGTGTCGTATAATTTGACGACTAATATCACGAGTGGTCTTAATCTCTAGGGTTACAGAGACCATCTCAAAAGGAGACCAATGGTGGTGCTTTGCTAGATACTTTAGTAGTTTGGGAGCCGTTGCAATATTGTTCTGGTTCCCAGGGTTACTTACTCTTGCTGCATATGCAATAAGTTCTTCGGCAGTATTGCAGCTTGTTTGAGCACTGGGCTTGCTCACTGATACTAATTTTACTTCGCTCATTCTTCTTCCTCATCTAGCGTGCAATAATATGGGCCTTCGTCTGGTGCGCTATACCACCAATCTTCTTCTAAGGCGTTGGGGCAACGAATAGGCATACCATAGCCATCTCCGTTCATATGTTCTCCACAATTTTTACAAGTCATTTCGCGGTTATCCTTTTATCGTAGTCTGCGTAATCTTCATTCCACCAGTCTGGTTTAGGTCTGTGAGACCATACAGCAAAGGTAGCTTTATCAAGATGATAATAATCACGATAGCTTTGTATTGGGTCTTCATAGTTTTTTAACTCATCTGGCATTGCTAGTCCGAAGGTGGTGAATCCTTTTCTTGGTAGATTCCGTGGCTCTGGTAACTTGTTAACCACTTCCACAATCGACTTGTGTTGCTTCGCATAGCGATAATGATATTCGTCATTAAGAGCATTACCATAGCAGTGTGTCCATTCAAAATTATCTAGTGATGAGCGCACCCATATAGTACAAGGGTGATTGTACATCATCGGTAGATAAGGGGTTAGTGGTCGTTCTTCCATAGGAAGATGTTTGATTTCTTTCTTGAGAGCGTTCAAGTGATCTCGCTCTTCTTTGTTGAGAGCCCGAGGTACAAAACCTAGGTGCTCGTCTACCCATATAGCTGTACACATTAACTGTGCTACTTCTAAAGGCATTTTGACAATATGCTTGTCTACGTGATACTCTGCACACTTGTCAAGGTCTTCGTCTAAATAAAATAAATTCATGTTGTACCTTTACTGAGTTATGCGTATATTATACTAAAGAACACACTAAAAGTCAAGATTTATTTATAGGATAGTCCCAAGGATTTATATTTACACTTACCCGAGTTCCAGACTTAAACTCTGTAACACTGTGGAATACTCCAGGGGCTAGTAGTACAAGTCGGTTTGTTCTAGGGCGAATGACCTTACCTATATCATCGAGGTACAGGTGAGCCCCTATCAAATTCTCTACTTTTAGATATAGGATACAACTGCATATAGGAAACTTTAATATTCCTAATGCACTATATACTTTTTCATCTTTGTCGTAGTGTGGGTTAGGAAGAGGGCTCCAGTGTGGATTATGTGACCACTCCTCAAAACCTACGCAAGCGTCTAGAGGAAAGTATTTATTAGCTTCCTCTAGTATAGCGTTCTGATAAGGCTTTTCTGCAGGGTATCGAAACCACTTACTGATGAAGGGGTTTAATAGCGAACCTACCTTTAACATATCCTGAGGTAGAAAGTTGTCTATAATTTTATATTGCATCTTTCGTCCATAGAGTCATAGAGTACTTTGTTCCCTGTGTTAGGGGAGTACATAAATGGGGGTGAGTTATCTTTCCTGGAAACAGTATTATAGACCCCAGACTAACTTCTTTATTAGAGAAGTCTTGCCGAGGAAAGTATAGATCTGCTCCCTCATAGGAATCATTTAGTTTTATACTTCCTGTAATATAGCTATCGTCATGGTGCAGTTTTAGTTTTTTCTGTCCTTCCATTGAGTACTTAATAGCAAACATATCTGTTAGCTCAAAAGGATCTACACCCCATACTCGTTGAGCTACAGGCACAATAAAGTCGTGGAAATGATCAGAGAACATCTCATACAGCCCCAACATTTCTTTTTGAAAGTGTATGTCCTGTGTAGAGTAATGCCTATCATTTTTAGCAGGTGCCCATGTACCTAAGTCCTCACACGCTGCTATAACGTAATGACAGAAATCAGGCTCTAGAAAGTCTACCTGTATTATATCAGGAGCTATCTCTTTAAAATTTGGTTGTTTAAATACGCTTTCGAACACTATCCCAAGCCATCCTGTCTACTTGTACAAACTCTGATTCTGCGTGAATCTTTCCAATAAAGTGTACGTTTTCTCTGCTTCGTATATCATCAAAGATCCGCTCCTCCACTAGAGGATCGTGAGCTGGGTGGTTCTCTGGGTTCTCTGTATCTATTCTATCTTGAACGGCTATAGGTAGATGCCAGCTAGAGGCAACGCTCATTGTATCATTCTTTGCATCTATAAACTTTACTGATCGTTTAAAAAAGTCAAAGTTTATGAAGGTTAAACTAGAATACGTTGCTATTTCATTGACTAGCCATAACCCCGCTACAGCCCCTGCTGATAGTCTTTTCTCTTTGCCCCCATAAAACTCATTAAGAGCGTTGATACTTTCCATACTGTACATAGGAGTGTGCGGGTAGTCAGGACGAACGTGGGGTCTACCTGTAAGAGTGCTTACATTATAAAGTACTTGTGTGTGAGAAGGGAACTTCTCTCTAAGTCCTTGTCTAAACCCTCCAGTTACCCAGATATCAGTGCGTCTTCCTATATATCGTTCATACCCATCAGGTATTCCCTTACCGAAACGCACTACTATATCATAGCTGTCTATAAGCTCGCCTTGTTCTACCTCTAGTGCTGTAGAATTATTTCCTACTACTATTACAGATTTGCCTCTAACAAAATCATAGATATTCAAGGTACTTCTCCACACACGGGCCGAATCTCTGACCTTTGTGAATAGGGGTTCCATCTGTAAAATGGTATGCAAATACTTCTTCTCCAGGGGAATCATAGCCTACTAAATGATTATACTTACCGGGCAGCTTTCCAACTTTTTCCTCTGCCCACCACAACCTGTGTAGATAAGCAGGAGAGGCTTGATTCACTTCCTCTACTGTTAGTCTCTTACAATGGGGGTGGCTACAATTAAATAGCATCAGAGAAGACCACCATTTTCTATCATAGGTTGAGTTGGGTCTACCATCCATCTTCATCTCAGAGGCTTCATACTTACGGTGTTGAACTACCGAGACTGCATTGTACTCTTGCGAATAAGATGCAATCTCAGTAGGATCACCCTGCCAAACGAAGTCGCTGTCACAGAATAAAGATAGGCCTTGATACCCCGACAACATAGGTACTAGGAATCGAGTGTAAGTAAATTCAGTGGAACCGTCTTCATCTCTATCATACCCTAGTTCTCGCATTGCTTTTATGTCAATACGCGTAATGTCTGCGTCAGGAAGATACTTTCGTATAGATTTCTCACATACGATAGTATTCCACTCTAGTGTGCTATCATGGCCTATAAATATTTTCATACTGCTTTCATTCTCTCTACTAATCGTTCTGCTCTAGCACCGACTTGTCGGTACCACCGGCTATCTACCATCTCTTCTGAGGCTTTA